CATTGCAATGGTTTCGTGTGTATACCGGCTGGTGTAAGCCTCTTGTGCGTCATCATAAGTGATGGCGGCACCTTCGTCTTTCACTGGCGCGGCTCCAAAGCCACTTAATTTGGTTTCCTCCTCAAAGCTACGCTCTGAGTTTTCAACCTCGAAACAGCTACGCCATTCTTCTGGGTAGCGTGCGTACTCCATGCCGAACAATGCATTCAGACCCGGCAGGAGTTCTTTCATTAGCTGTGCGCGTGCAATAGCCATTTTACAACTCCCTTAGGTAATGCTTGCGGCCATGAGGGCATGTTCAGACTGGTTCATCATCACGACAATGTCGGTGTATGAATCACCTACTGAAGAGCCAACACGGTCTACGAAGTCTACGATGCGCCAGCAACCACCAGTGATAGCGGCTGTTGATGCGTCTGCCTGAAGGCCAGAATTACCAGTGGTAGTATTACCAGCGGAAGTCTGGACAAGGTCAATGGTTTGACCAAGTGCAGTTTGTGCAACTGCGCCGTCAGCTTGAACTTCGTACAGAGTGAAAGGATTGATGGAAACAACCGCTTTAATGTCGGAAGCGGCGATACCACCGGGGTAGTATTGCTTGTGAGTTACCTGACCAGTGTTTGGGTCTGTGTAAGACACACCCATGAAAACACCGACAGGGTTAACTTCACCAGCGGCACTCTCACGGACGAGGTAACCATCGTCAGTGGAGTTTGTGACATCAGCGAAACCGACAACATCACCATTGAAGATAGCCGTAGCGTAACCAGACTTGATTGGAATCTCACGAGTCGAGCCAGCAAACGGCATACCCCCAAGGAGTGCAATCGGCTTCAGGCCACGGGGGGCTGAAGTAGCAGACATTATGTCTCTCCCTAAAGGTTAGATTATAGCCCCCAACCGAGTGTTAGGAGCCTTTTCCAAAGGACACACGACTAGAACGCTCTGGAGCGTTAATCGGCATCCGTGGGTTGGATTCCCGCATAAGTGCATTGTCAACGGAGTGGATGGCATCAGTAGACTGTTGCCGATAGTGTTCGTTGCGTTGCTGTGCCATATGTTCGGGCATCCGGCAGAGAAGCAGACCACCTACTTCGATGTTGCCTTTGAAGCGAGGGTTCGGGTCTAGAACAAGATGTTCCATCTCAGGGGCCTCTTCGATAGGAACTGCCTCCCACCCCTCACGGAGTTTCTTAGAGTAGTTCATCGGGTCGTCTTGTCCCTGAGTAGCGATGCGAACCCACTTAAATGTGTAACCGTCTTTTGGAAGAGGGTCTGGCAACATGTTAGGTGGAGACCAAGTTTGGGGGCGTAACTCCTGTTCACGCTTCTCTACTGAACGAGGGGTACGGGATGCTTTTGCTGTATCAGACATGTGAATGCCTCCTAATTATCAAGCGCAACAAACTGCTTTGCGTATTCCTCAAGGGGAACACCCAAGCGTTTCGCTACGGCCACCTGTGAAGGTGAGAGTCGGACTTTCTTGGAACGGCCACTTTCGTTGCCTCCCGGCGTAACCACAGAGGTTGCGTTACCCTTTCGGGTCCGGCTTGGCGTGTCCTGCGCCTCGCCTTGAAACTTGTGTGGGAACTCTTCGCGCATTCGCTGGTCAATCATGTCGTAGTATCTGTCACTACTCGCCTCGACCCCACCTCTGACAATGTCATCGTGGATAGCGTATGCGGCGTTGGTCATAACCATGTCCTTGTTAAACCAAGGATTACGACCAGCCCACTCCACCGCCTTAGTATCTGGTGGCGGTGCAATCGGGTCATACTGCTGATAATTATCTGGCGAAGCCTTTGTCCGCATTGCTTCCAGTTTTGTGTTCTGGGAAGCCGCTTTAATCATGCGGTCTTGTGCTTCGAACTTTTAATCGATGTCCTTCAGGATTGCCTGGTTGAGCTGCCCGCCGCCCTGGGGACCAGCGAGCGAGATAGGCAGCACTGGCGGCGCATTTTGAAAACGTTGGAGATTCGAAGCGCCTCCGGGCGACGGTTGCACTCTCGGCAGTTGAGGCAGATTCGAGGCTGAAACAGTGCTGATCAAATCTTGGCGGCTGCCGAGCTGAGGATCAAGTTTCACGTTGAACTCTTTGAGTAGG